AGGAAAGCGAAAAGGGGCGGGAGCAGCTTCGTATTTGTGTTTGAGTGCATGCAGCGCTCAGGCCGCCGACCCACATCAAGTTCGAATTTTTTGATCAATATGGTAATGGACTTGGCGGCATACAACCCAAACGGAATTGGTAAGTTATACGTCAAAGGTGGGAAAACCTTTGTCGACCGTTGGGGTAACACGAATCGTAAGCTTGTCCTTGGTAAAGAGGGCGACGATACGGGCAATTCTGTTTGCCCACCGCTTACTGAAGATGAGGTTGAAGATATCCGCGATTTTTGGATTCGCGGTGGCTTCAACATGAAGATGTTCGTTCGGACACAGGTCTTCGAGTTTGCGGGTTGGAAGGTTCCAATAATTGAGGGTATCATGCAGCCCGAAATGGCTGTTCCCGACTTTATGCGGAATATCGACGCTGCGCCGGTAACGACATCGCCCGAAGCGATGAGTGATTTCACCAATGTATCAGCCTCGAAATATACTTCCTACGCCCTAGCCCTTTACAAACTTCCAACGGTTGCTCAGATGTTCCAAAGGTGGGCAGACGAGCTAAAACCTGATGTTACCTTGTTGACTGAGGACATTAGGCGGTTGGGAGTTTCCGATATAGCCCAAATGCCCCAAGAACCCCCCGACTTTGAGAGAGAGGAACGCATTTTAACGGCGTTGGGGGTTTTGCAGAAAACGTCTTACGACGATTTCTGCCTGGAACTCGAAAATCAGCAGCGTGAGCAAGCCAATGAATGGTTTGAAACGCTGTCGTATTTCGAGTAGCTGTATGGCTTGTTTCACCCGCGCCCTCTTGTAGCCATTTTGGCTCAGATTTTTTCTGGCGCGGAAGGACTGATAATACAAAAGTCGTGCGGCCTGGTCGAGCGGCCAGGTTGAGAAGGTCACGTTCAGAACTGGGGTTGGTACCCCAGGTCGCACTAGCACGTTGTTTGGACCCGCTTGAACGCGTGTGGATTCACTTTATTGTGGATGGTTAGGGAGGTACAGGCCCTAACCTGCCTGAGCAGCGGGATCCCGGGCCCGTAGTAACCCCCCCTGCGGGGGGCGCGATGTCGTAGGTTTTGGCCATTATGGCTTGCGGCACGCCGGACCGCCATATTCTTAGGTCGTCTTGGGAGTTCATGCCCCAAGATGGTTAGCTTGGTTCCACGTCGTTCCGTGGATGCGGTGAAGGTCTCTCTGCCCCGATAAGCTGGGAATACGCAGAGCATCCTCGGCCCCCCGGTGCGCATTTTGCGGCAAAGATGAAGTGTTGTATATCTGTAACTCAACATGGATTCGCGGCCTATGGGTGAATGGTTACGGTACCGCCGTTCGACATTAGATTTGGCGTTGGCGTTGCGCCATTTTGTAAGTCTGCGGTGTGCTAGGCGTCAGACATGGACCTCCTTTTGTCCTTTAGGAGATTTGCTTGTATGTATACTTCCAAGCGAGCACGACTTGCTCACCTCTTTTCGGGTTGCACATTTTGTCCCCGACTGTTTCACCCCCCGTTGCTTAGGTAATGGCGCCTTATTCAGGTCCGCTAACAGCTAATCAGCAACTTGCATTGGCAAAAGCACCCCCCGCCTCTCGGGGTAAAATGCGCGACAACTTTCTTCGTCAAAAGAAAGGTGGGAATGGGAAATCTGGTCGCAAGCCCGCAACTCGCTCTATGGGTGAGATTGTTCTTGCACCAGGTGTTGGTCGCGTACCATCGAAGCCTTTTGGATCTTCTAATGGTTCTGGTCTTCGTTGCTGGGATGCGTTCGACAATAGCCATGCTCCGTTACCTCGTAGTATTGGTCCGTATGCTGTGGTACGTACTACTCGTATCTTTCAATCAACAAGTCAGGTAAATGTCTTCGGTGTCGCTGTTGGCCCCGATGGCACTTGGAGTACCACGTGTTGTTGGTCGAGTGACAATGTCGCTAATCCGATCAATGGCATTAATAACACGATTTTGTGGAATACGACTGCCCCAGGTGTTGTGGTTGGTGCCGCTTCTACCTTTACGGTTGTTCCTGCTGCAATGTCTGTACAAGTAATGAATCCCAATTCCCTTCAGACCACTTCCGGCTTAGTCTTTGCAGCGGTTTGCCCTACCCAGTTGTCGCTGATTGACAACACACGTACTTGGCAGGCTTTCGAGAACGAGTTTACTGCATATATGAAGCCACGTATGATGTCAGCACCTAAGCTGGCACTGCGTGGCGTTCAGCTGAACTCTTACCCGATGAATATGGCTGCAATGGCCAATTTCGAAGGTCTTTCCTCGTATGCTGATGGTCCTGCATTGTGGGGGCAGGCCGGTGGTCTCCCTCGCGATAAACAGTACCTTACTGCGCTCGCTCCTATGGTTGTGGTTAATACAGCCCAGGTGGCGTTGACTTACGCTGTCACTATCGAGTGGCGTGTTCGTTTCGACATTTCCAACCCTGCTGTTGCGAGCCATGTCCACCATGGCATTACGACTGATTCTAAGTGGGATAGTATGCTCCAAGCCGCGCAAGGGCTTGGAAATGGTGTTCGCGATATTGCCGATGTTGTTGCTACCGCTGGC